CTGTTTCAGGCTCACCTCTGAACCGTCCTCACGCATGAATCGCTTCATCGCCCCATCTGGGCCATAGCGATCAGCCAAGCGGTTGTAATAACGGGCCTTCTCAAATGCCCCAGGCGTTGCCTTGCCACCGTTCAGCATCCGGGCCTGAGCAGGGCTGGCATCGAACCTTGATTTCTTGCCCGCCTTAGTCGTACCCCGTAGGTCGTACAGGTGCTGTGCTGCGCTTGTCCCAACAGGCACCCGGCCACCCTTGGGATCTGCACTAGACGGCGTGCCCTCTTTTGTTGGGCGGTAGCCAATCTTTGAGCTAGGTGGTGGAATATCAATTCCAAATTTCTTGGATGCGCCCGCGTAATCAATTACCGGCACCGTTGTAGATCTGCAGCTGAAATGTGGTGGGTTGGCTGGGGTTGGCCCCTTGCCGTAGAAGAACTCCTTTTGATCCAGGTTGCGGCAAATCGCCGTGGTGTTGCTATCCAGCGTGGCAATCCATCTGTACTTCTTCGTGAGGTTTGGGTTTGCCTTATAAACCTGCAGGCTGGCAGCGTTTGACGTGGCATTAACGCTGGTCCTAACCAACGTCCGCACTTGATGCTTTGCCATTTTCCAGGCGTTGCCTTGCTGGGCCAATGCAATTTGCCTTGAGGTCAGCGCCTCAGTTGAAAAGCCCAGCTCTCCATACAAAGACCGTGCGATGGATTCCGTGCTCTCACCCGTAAGCAGGCCATCCAGCACCGCACGAGAGAACAGATCGCCCTGGCGTTCAGCTAAACCGCGAAATGCTTTGACAATGCTGGTGCCATCAGGCATCCGAATCACAGCGCCCTGCCGTGCCGTCAGCTTCATCACTGCACCTGGCCCCTTTACCGCTTCCTCAAAGCTTTCCTGCAAAAGGTTGGTGCCCACATCCAGTGGGTCAGCTTTCACCACAGCCTTGGCAAAGGACTCCGTGACCTCGACCGTCCGTACCTGAGTCTTGACCGCTCCAGGTACTACCCGTTGCAGTTCCGCCTTGGCAAACGCAACCTCAACATCAGCCAAACCATCCAGCTGTTGAATTAACTCATTAATGCTTTGCCCAGACCAGCTCTTCATAGAGTCCAGGTTTTGTTTAATCAGGGCCCGCATCCGTGCAGCCTTGAACTGCGGCTTTTTGCTGCTTGGCATCTTGTCGATGCGCTCCAGCTCCCGCACAGCCTTGACGATTTGCCGTCGATAAGACTCCAGCAGCTTGTTGGCCACGCCATTGCTGAACCGATTTAGATCTAGTGCCTTGCGGTAGTAGCTCTCAGGCACTCCCGCAACGCCACCAGGCTTGATGGTGTTATCAAGAAACCTGACCTGTTCCCCAGCGCTAGGCGATGCAGTCACAAACCCTCCAAGCCCAATTCGGTAGGGTCACAATCCACATAAACAGACACGTCAGCACCTTCCCGTAATGCGGTGCCCACTACTGCGGTGAACTTTGCTGTATTTATCATCCAATCTGGGCTTTCCCTCAACTTTGTTTCTTGTATTCCGCTTATTTGGCCGTTGTCGTACCAAGTAGTTCTCACAATCCCAAAATGTGGACCCACGCAACTGCCCTGAAAGACAAAAAGGTTTCGCTCTCGGCGCTCCGGCTTATTCCGCCACATCTTCTACGTCCTCATCCTCTTCTGGCAGCGTATCTTCATCCTCTTCTTCAGGCTCTTGTTCCTCCTCTGGTTCAGGCTCCTGCGTGCCTGATAGACCGCCCATTTCAAGCGCCTCAAGCTCTTCTTCAACATCCAGATCATCAAGCACCTCTCCCTTGCTGAGTTCTTCAAGCAAGGTTTTCTGGGTGATAGTTCCGGCAGTGTAAAGCTGCAGCAATGCTTGTATTTCTTGGGGCTGCAAACGTTGACCCATAAAGTCACGATTGACGTAAGCCGTGCCTGGCTGGCTTTCGTTCAAATACTCGGCATGAAAACGCAAACAGTTATCTAAAAGATCCTGCATTTGCATCGCGATCAGCATCATGGTGCTGTCGCCCTGGCTGCGGTCAATGCGTTTCGACTCAGCTGTTTCTGCTGAAAGCTTTTGGCCCAGGACACTGGCCAACGCCAGCGTGTTGATTTCTTCCGCGATCCGGTCCAGGTGCTTGAACTGCGCCTCGTAACTGTTGCCAGATGGCTCAACAAATTCAACTCGTGAATCAGTAGGCAGACTCATGGCCTCCGATGGGCCAGCCGTTATCTCTTCCGCGCTTGGTGGCATCCCGTAAATGGCCAAGAAAGGAACCGCTGAAATTCTCAACTGGTTGCTGAGATCAGAGCTTGCCTGATAGTGCTTAAGGTTTAGCTCTGCAATGTCATTCATTGGCGGCCGCGACTCAAGCACGCCAAAGCGGTTGGAATATGCCACCGCAAACGGAATTTCTTTGACAGTGGTTGTGCCCTCGTCAAACAGCTTGAATTCACCGTCCTGTTCCTTGCGGTGTATCTCGTAAGCACCGGGGGTCAGGACTCGGACCTGCTCAATAACCTTCTCCCCGTATTTACCATCGGGCTCAGTAATCGTTTCAAATAAGCGCAGTTGGGTCAGCTTCTGTGCGCCATCAATAATTTCACTGCGCCAGCCTAAAATATCTCTTGGGGTATAGCGAACGTAGTACGGCCTACCGCTGCCATCAGACGCAGCATCGACCAGAACACCGACGTGCCCATAACGCAGGCAAATTCTTGTTGCCTCATAGAGGAACTGCGTGATGTCGTTTCCCTGCAAATCTGCGTCAAACAGCTGCTCTGTGATCGTGTCACTTACGTCCGTCAATCTGACCGGCTTGCGAGTCAACATGCCCGCCAACATTTTTTCAATGCGAGCGTAAAAAGGGCTAAGACAGCTAATTTTTAGACGACCGTCATATGAAAGATCATCTTCGCGTGGGTATTGCGGAAGAAATTTTCTGTGGCCCTTACGCAGGCCGTAGGTGCCCGTTAACAGGACTTCAAGAAGGCTCCAATGGTCAGCCATGCTCATGTACGCCTGGTTTGGCGAATCCACAGTGCTGACGCTGCCAACACGCTTAGCGCCACCAATCCCAGATGAATACACGGCTAAGCCCCTTCCAATAATTTGATATTAATCGAGAGATCTGCAGACACAAGAAAGGGGCAGTTACCTGCCCCGATCTATTGCGACTTTGACCCGGCAGCCCGCAAGCCATAGCCGGTTCTGCAATCAATATACTCTTATTCCAGTCCCACGCCCAGCCCGGATGTGTAGCGGGTTGTATAGAGCCCAAACCACGTAACCCAAGCTGTCAGTGAGATGGTCGTAGCCCCCCTCCTTATCAGGCTGCTCAGGATTGCGCTCTGAATAACCCTGCAGCTCTAAGCACTCGATCATTTTTTCGCACTTGGCGAGTATCTGTAAACGGACTTCGCCTTTGCCGTTCACTAGCAGCGCCTGCAGCGCTGCCACTCTATCTCTGATAAGTGGGTTGCTTTTACCTGCTACGACAGTGAGGTTGGCCATCTGCAACAGCTCGATGTCTGTTCTCGCGGCATTAGTGCTGCGGTTTGCGCCTGATGAGTCAGGGTACACATATACAGGAACTTGTAAGTGAGCTGATTTTTCTTTAATGGCTTTTGCCATTGAATCGGTGTCATGGGCTTTCACTTCGTCGATTAGGAGAAATGAATTGCCCAGGCGTACACCACAAATAGCGTTGCAATTACCAATATTGAAATCGCAACCCCAGTGGCGTGGCTCATTGTCCAAGTTGACCGGGGCCGTCTCAATGACATGCTTCGCTCGGTCAAAACGGTCGTAAACCTGGCCAGTGTTCAGGTTGACGAATACGCCGTTTAGATAGGACTGAATGAGTTGCTCTGGGTAATTCTGGAGTAAAGAATCAATGAACCCCTCTGGAAGGAAAGGGTTATCCGTAGTCTTAGCGCGAATCAACGCGGTGTCATCACCCGCGTTTTTCTCAAACGTGTCAAACGCCCAGCCAAAGCCTTCTGGCGTTGTGGCCGCATAAAACTGCTGGACATTGCCAGCACGCAGCCGAGCTAGTGCCATTCGCATGGCTTGGGTAGCAACTGATTTGTTTGCTGTATCAGCTTCGTCGAATCCAACAGCGCAAAGGTTCTGACCTCGAATCCTGTTCGCTGTTTCCATGGTGCGAAGAAGGATGGTATGTGAGCCCTCCTGGAAATGAATGCGGTATTCCGGCAAGGGGCTTACACGAAAGTCAAAAGGAATCTCAAATTTTGTTAGCAATTCGTCCATTTGACGCATGAGAATATCTCTCAGCATTGGTGCAATGGGTTCAAACAAGGCAGAAACGTGGCCCACGTTTAGGGCCGCCATGTGAAGGCTTTTGCAAATCAGGCCGTAAGTTTTGCCCGCTCCGAATCCACATACAAGGCCAAGTTTGCGGTGCTTAGTGTCTTCGCAAAAAGCAATTTGATGTGGGAGCAAGCCCGTTTGTACACGCTGCAGAACTTCTGCGGTGGTCGGCTTGCTGAATCGCTGCAGGTCAAGGATCGGAGCTAGCAGCGGTTCACTGCCCACAACATCATCAGCCAAGCTCATGACATCTCGAAGCGCAGAAGTCGAGCCTGTAACTCGATGGCCTTCAAAGCTGTGCTGTATTGGCTTTTTGTAGTGGCCTTTCGCTGGATGTCTTTCAGGGCACAGAGCGATTCATGAAGCCACTCAGGCCGCTCTAGCTCAGCGTCTAAACGTTGATGATCACGAGCCCGCTTGATGTATTCCTCTAGCTGGCGAGTGCTGAGGCCCCAGGCATCCGCGCCATATTGCAGAATCTGAGTTCTGCTATTTCCTTCCAATAAAAGCTTGTAAACGGTCAATATCCGCTCATCTATCTGGATATTGGTCGATTTAGCAGCCATACCCAGACGTTAACAGGGCTTGGAAGTTTGGTGAAGTGAATTAATGGCGACAGAGGTTATATGAAACGCCTGATCGCGTGAGAGAAAACCTTTGTATTTGCGATGAACGTCGGCAGCGGCCTTGTAAAGCTGCGAGGTAGAGGGCTTGAAATCCGAATTGGTTAAGTGGTCAATGACAACATGCGAAAGCGGTTTTTGATTTTGCTCAGCGATGCGTTTGTAAGCGTTTAGCTGGTCTTGATTTAGGTTGATTGTGACTTTAGCCATTAGAAGAAATGCAAGGAATACAGTTAATTTTTTACTCAGGAATTTTTACTTGATCTCCTATCCAGTGCAAATATGGGCCAATATCAACCTCTGGTTTCTGCGCGGTGTACCACCTAAAACCGCAACTCTGGCAATGGCGGCGGCGTACTACTTCATAAGGGCCGTCAACAGTTTTTTTTGTGGTTACAACTTTGACCTGGAATGAACCGCATTTTTTACATTTCATTCGCAGAAAGGCGAAGAATTTGATCAATTTCTTTTAATTTGTAAGAAAGAAATGCGTAAGTTGATTTTGGTAAGGGCTTAACATCTTCAAGGGTGTTGTCAAAAACTGCATCCGACACGGCCAAAGATTCTTCAAGAAGTGCTTGCAGGCGCAAAATGACAGGTTGTTGCCTGACTGTGTGAGGGTTCATTCAGTTGATTGAAGGTAGGAGCTGCTCTACGTTTTGAAGCTGCTCTTTCACATCAGCAATGTATGCAGGCAGCAGTGGCTTAAGTCCTGTGCGGACTTGTTGTCTTAACGAGTTGATATCGCGGGCAGTGGCCTCCCAGTTGATACGACGTTGACGGTGAATGTCGCGGATGATGTCTTTGTCAACGTTGACGCCTATGGGTTGT